GCATTTCATATACAACAAGATAAAAAGTTTCAGAAGAAACTATTAAATGCAGAGCATCAGTTCTGGACAATGCATATAGAAAAAGATGTACCACCTGATGACTATGTTGATTTTCAATCTATTGAGGAGGTAATATAAATGGATGAGAGTACAAATACTAATCTTAAAGACAAGACTTTGGATATATGGAATCAAGCTAAAGAAACGGATCCTCGTTTCACTAAGAAGGTATCCTTTGGAGCTAGGAGTTTTACTTCTATTGATGCTCACTATCAGATCAGACGAGCTACAGAGATCTTCGGACCAGTTGGTGCTGGTTGGGGGTATGATGTCAGCTACAATACTATGACAGTAGATAGTAAAGCATTTCAATTTGCAGATGTATCTGTTTGGGTATCTAAACCTGAATACAAATATGGTCCAGTTAGAGGATGTAATCTATTGGTAGATGCCAAAGGCAGAGTAGATGATGATGCACCAAAGAAAGCATTGACTGATGCTCTAACAAAAGCACTATCACATCTTGGATTCAACGCAGATGTATTCATGGGTATGTTTGATTCAAACAAATATGTGAAACAACTAGAAGAGAAATACAAAGGTAATGTAGATAAATCAAAAGTACAGGAGGTAAATACTAATGATTAACAAAGTAATACTTGTAGGTAGAACTGGTACAGATCCAGAAATCAAGACTATCAAGTCTGGTGAGATGGCTACCATGTCTATTGCTACTACTGAGAAAGTCAGAGATAAAGACACTCAGCAAATGAAAGACAAAACTACATGGCATAAGGTAGTTACATTTGATCCAAACTTATGTAAGACTATCAAGAGTTTTGTAACTAAGGGTACTCTATTGTATCTAGAAGGTATGATAGATGTATCACAGTATACTGATAGTAATGGTAACAAGAAATACAATACATCAATAATGATACCAAGATACTCTGGTGTTATGAAGATGTTAGGTGGTAAACAGGGTAGCAAGGTAGATAATACTATTGAGAATATCAATGGTGATTCACTACCTGATGATGACATTCCAGATATACCATTTTAAAAGTTTCCATATGGAACTGTGTAGGAAAGACATAAGGTAGTGAGCGTAAAGCATTGAGCCACAGGGTGGCTAAGGAAATCAAAAGCTGGTGGCTACACGCCTACACAGAAAGTTTCGTGATACTGGGTAGCTCTCGGTATCGGCTGACTGAACAACTCTTTATCAGAGGGGTAAAGTACACTTGAGATGAAGTATGTGCAAATGCATGAGGTAATCAAGGGTGGTTGTGAGTAGACAATGAGCAAAATTCTATCTGTAGTCGAAAGCTTGTGGGTGATAAAATAATCCCACGCCTTTAGCGAATTGAGTTTACTTGTGGACCTTGTGGTCCTAGCAAGTATATGAGTATAGTTGCTATAAAGGAATCAAAAATAAGTAGCGATCTTGTATGCACATATAATACAAGTGGAACGGGCGTTTTGCATACTCATAAAATTTAGGTAAGGTTGCCGCCTTAATAAAGATATCGCCCTTACCTAATATATGGTTGGGGAGTAAGGACGAAGCGTAAGGTCATCCTGGAAAACCCATTAAATGATTCCAGGTACATGAATTGACATGTTATAAACAAAGCCATATATATACTACATGGTACTTAAATCTCAACTTGATGAGTTAATAGAAACCTTAACTGATTATACTACATATCTAAAGCAGTTTGGGTATGACGCAGATACAATCTTCTGTGCTTATGCAGTAGTTGCTATGCATCTTACTGGTGAGAAAAGCACTAAGAATATTGGTAGATCTATTATGAAAAAGGTTAAGAGTATTAATGTTGTTGAGAGTACAAATCATACAGTTCACTAGCATATTCTAAAGCATCAAACTCATAGTAATCCCAGAACTTAAATTCAGGTTTATACTTACCCCATGTTAATTCCGAATGATGTTCAAAACATAATGGTACTACAAGATGATTAGATCTTTTGAATTGTACTTGTGATCCTCGTAAGTGATGGACATTCATAGGTGTGTTAGATGTACATCCAGGTACACAACACCCATGTTCAATTATTTTATTAAAATATTTTTTATCTTTAGATGTATATCTGCCCATCCCAAGAACCATCCTTCCTTAATAACATTGGTATTAAGTATGGTACACCATTTATGATGCAACCACAAGATAGTATTGGTTTAGCTACATTGATCTTCATGTATGCCATAGCTAGAGATGTTTTATTTACTAAACAACCCACAGACATACCCCAGTTTAAATGAAAGTCGTTGCCGACATACTCTATATTTGACTGCGTGTGGTAGTGTCCTTGGCATACCGAAGCAGACATAAGTTGTACTGACTTCACAATGTTCTTAGATACTTGATGTGCAAAGTATATCCTACCGAGTTGATTGTTTTCCCAATGATACTCTTTCCACTTCCACCGAGATGATACATCTAATATTTCATTGTAGTCTTTCAAGAAGAACTTAGACATTCCTTTAGCCATAGCTCTACGCAAGACCATAGATCCATGATTAGATTCTAGTAACAACATATCTGGATACATCTTCTCTAGCTTCTTCATCCAGAACTTACCAACTTCTAGTTCATCAGCTGCCGAAGGCAGATCTGGATTAATAACATGGCTTACATTGATACTATGCCAATCCATCTCATCACCGATATTAATTATTTTATCCCATGCATATCTAGTTTTTAGCTTATTTAAGAAAGCAAAGCTGTCAGGGTGGTGATATGGTATATGTAGGTCAGAAATGACCAGAATTTTGTCCATATTCCCTGTTTTAAGGACCGTAGGACTATCTTTAAACTTCTTGGTGTATGATCTACTTGTCTTTTTTAAATCTGTCTGCGATTTTTTCACCTGATCTCCCAATGGTATACCCTCCAATGCCGACTAGTATAATATTTAGTAAAGAGTTCTGTACAGATTCTGGAATATTAGGTGCAGTAAAACCAAACCAATGAGCTACCATCAATCCAGCAAAGACTAACATCATAATCGGTCTCCAGTTTCTTTGTAAGAATCCACCTTGTGCCTCTGTTTGTATAATCTTAGCAGCACCTTCTAGTTCTGCTAGTTCACCAGATATAATCTTCTCCTGGACTTTGGCTTTGAGCTTCTCAGCTTCACCTTTATTGTCTACTACTTTGTCTATAGTTTTAAATACAGCACCAGCAATAGGTCCTAACATATTAAGCAACATCTATCTCCCTCATAATCAGAGCTAATTCCGAAGCTCTATTCGGTGTTTGACGATACCAAAGAGAATCAATCATCTCATCAGATGCATCTGTATATCGTTCTTCTTTTAATGCTGAAAGCATACCTTTGAATTTAGATACACCACCTTCACCCATTTGGTAAACCATTTCTATAATTACTTCTCTTGCAACAATATCTATATCACAATCACCGAGTATATTGTCAGCACCATCACACGCAGTTTGGAAATCTTGTTCAAATAAATTACTCCAACCTTCTTCACTAGTTGGAATCTCTTCTCCTTCAATAATTTTATGACCATAGCCACCAGTATCGAAACCTTCACTGCACTTATAAACAGTAAGTCTATAACCTTCGTGCTCTTTGATTCTTTGTTTTAGTGCTTCAAATGGCATCTTCTTGTTTTTGTGTACAGAATCCTGTTACAAACAAATCCTTATTATTCTTGATACTGTATCTAAAGTTATCCACATATGCAAGGCATTGTGGGATAGATACAAATGTCTCCTCATATAGAGGTTCTACTACGCAAGTGTTTTCAAGGGGTGATGTTAGTGATTGTACACAAAATACAATGATGAGATAAACTTTCACTTAAACTGTATCATAATGATTGCTAGTAGGTTTGAGAATACTAAAAATCCTACTGACCACATGACCTTCTTAATCATAGATATATCAGTTTCTATATGTCTAAGGTGATTTGTCTTAATGACTTCGATATCCTTTTTTATAATCAGGATATCTTTGTCTAACTTATTGATTTTCTCCGACTGACTTGGCATTTGCTGTATCCATAGTTTCTATCTTTTCAGATAGATTTAGGTTCTTGAACTTATTAAGTTCTGTTGTTAGATGCATATTCATTTCTTCTTCTTCGGTTAGTCTTAATATTTTCTTAGTAAGGTAAGTGATAAATATCTCTTGTTCATCAATTACTTTCTGTAATTTTGTTTGTTGCCTTTTGTTGGCTCTGGCTTCTTTACGCCATTTATTAATTTCTTTTTCTGATTCAGTCATTACTTTACTTTACTCATTGATCTTATAAATTCAACACCTTCTATAGTTTCTATTTGTGCTTCTACTTTAACACATTGTATACTTGCTGTATCAGATTGCATATTCCGTGTCATAATTCTTTTCTTTTCAAGACAATCTTTTACACCATCAGTAACTGTATGTTCTATCATAGTACCACCAGAGAACAATAGTAATGCTATAATTACTTTAGTTACCATATCCGTTTGCTCTTACTTTATCTTTCAGTTCTTCTATATCGTCTAGTGCTTTCTCTACATCAGTTTGTAGTCGCATAATGTTTACTTTATTATGTGCCATGTTTTCTAAATCTTCAGACATACCTTCTACTTGTTCTGATACAAATTCTAATAACATAAACTGTTCCTGATCTATAGGAGTTTGATCTGCATTCTTTACCAGGTCAGCTTCAAATAGAGTAGCTCTAGTTTCTATATTATTTAGTCTTTCAATAACACCAAAATACGCCCATACTGCTGTTGCAGTAACACCTAATAGACCTAGTAAATTCTTAAGAGGTAAGCCTATCTCTGTCTTTTCAGATAGACTAGGCATTACCTACATACACATTCGCCATTACAATATTCACACATTGTTTACTCCTTTGGATTATCTGCTTTAACTTGTGCAATTCTAGCTTTCCAAGCATCTATATCTTTATAGATTTCATCAAGCTGATCGCCAATATCACCATAAGCTGCTTTACGAGTAGCTCTTATAGTATTGTTAGCTTCTAATGTATCACCATCAGATGAATATGTAGCAAGTTGGTCATCAGTTGGTTGTGCAATATCTAAGTTCCATTCTTTGATATATGGACCTTTGCCATCTGAATCATCTTGCAACAAAACATCTTTAGTAAAATCTACATTAGATACACTATTGGCTTCTGCGTAAAGTTTTATAGTTGTTGATAGTTGTGCCATTTGTTTTTCCTTTCTTTGTTAAGTTATTAATTTATATCCTTGAAACTTAGTTCTTCCAGCACTTGTGCTTGGTACAGAGCCATTAGTATTAAATGTAAACATTTCAACATAATCACCAACAGCTAAATCTATAATTACTGAGGTTTCTACTGAACTTGCATTAGCACCTTTAGCTTCAAAAAATGTATCATAGCTACCACCTACAACAGTAGTTGAGCCGTTCTTAGCAAATCCTACATGATTATCAGTTATGGTTGCATTAAAACATACTTGTCCAATAAAAAGGTATTTACCAGCTTTACCACTTGGTACAGTAAATCTCGAGTTTGAGGTATCAAATGCACTATCAGTATCAAAATATTCTGCTTGAAGATTTACTTTTACATTGGTTGCAAAAGCAATACTTGTTCCAGATGTAGCATAAGCATAAAAAGCTGGAGTAGTTGTTACAGCTACAGCACTAGGCAAAGCAGTAATTGATGTTAATGCGTTGTTGTTTAAACGAGTTATTGTCATGCTATGCTCCTATTAATTTATATCCACCTAAATGCGTTGCTTGTCCACCACCACCAGCTTTCATTCCAGAACCAGCTGAGTCATCAGACAACAATACATACATTTCAATAGTATCTGAGGCAGATAAATTTAGTATAGCTGAAACTGATTTTTGCTCTGCTATTATTAAGTTATTAGTATTAGCACTATAAGTAGCCTCTCTTACAGATGAACCATTTTTATATATTTCTAATTGAATTTTTGAGCCGTCATTTCCACTATCTGAAAAATTACCAAAAACTGAACAAAAAATATAATATTTTCCAGCACTAGGAACTGTAAATGTTGTTCCGTCAAAAGCAGAATTAGTATCAATTTCATTTTGTGTCATGCCTGTAATTTTTGTTACTGTAGCTCTTGAAACTACTTGTGCTGACGCTAATTCACCATAAAAAGCTGGAGTATTCTGACCACCTATATTGTTAGTAGTAATACTTCCTGATCCATTAGATATTAATAGGTTGTTTCCACCTACATCTTGTATTGTATTTACTTTTATAATTGATGTCATGTTATGCTCCTATTATCTTGTACCCATAGAATTGATTTGGATTACCACCAGTTTCTATGCTTGGTGTAGCTGAAACTGAATCTACCTGAACAGCTATTTGTACATAATCAGATGAACCATTCATATCTATAATATTAGATACATATCTGACATTTCCATTGTGTTCATTATCATTGTAATTATTTGGAAGTTGTAATTGGTTAGAACCATTTTTTAAAATATAAATATTATCTGTTTGAATTTGACTATTGCCTCCACCTAATAATCTAACTGAAGCATAGATATAGTATTTACCAGCAACATTAGGTGTAAATTTATAAGAACTTGTATCATAGCAACTATTAGTATCTAAAACTTCAGTATCAAAATTGACTGTAGTTTTTGTTGCATCAGATAAAGTTTGATTACTAGATATTGTTGCATGGAAAGCTGGAGTATTAGTAATAGCACCACCACTAGAGATCACACCACTACCATTACTGGTTAGTAGTTCGTTACCCCCTAAGTCAGTTATTTGATTTGTTTTTAATATGCTCATGTAAGTTTAAAACCTCCTATTTGGGTATAAGTATTAGAAGATGTTAAAGCGACAGTATTACCAGATGATTGATAAGCAGAACCTTGAATATAATCTCCTACTGATAAATCAATAGTACAATTAACAATTAAAGAAGGGTAAACACTTACTCTACCCCCTGTTTGTGCTATTCTACTTCCGTTTTTAAATATCTGTGCATTTGTATCAAAGTTTGTGTCAGTTGTTTGAAATCTAAAAAATAAATAAATAAAATATTTACCAGCTTTGCCAGAAGGAACTGTAAATCTTCCATTACTTGTATCATAAGCATTATCAGTATCATAAAATTCAGAATCAAAAGTTATTATTGTATCAGTTGCACTTGATACATTTAAAGAACTTGATAACCCAGCTTTCCAAGCTGGAGTATTTGCTGGAAAGTTTGTTAGTGTTGCACCAGACTTTAAAGTTATTGTTGATGCGTTGCTATCACCAATGGTAACTGTATTTTGTCCGCTTGGTGCGTCTATTGTTTGTACTTCTATTTTACTCATAATACTACAAATGTACTCCCTGATGGTATAGTTAAAGTGCCTTGAATGGTCAGACTACCTACTGCCATACCATTATCGCCACTCGCTAAACTAATATTGTTAAATGTCTGTCCGTTAGTCATAAAAAATGTAGAGGATAGACTTGATGATGATACTGTTCCATCAGTAGGTGTACCTATGTCCTTACTATTACCAAGAACTCGACCGCTAAAGGAATCTGACGCCAATGGAGCCGAACTAAAAGTAATTTGTGAAGATGAAATGCTATAGGCAGATGTGTACTGTACAACACCTGAGATAGATATTAAGGCATTAGCATCTGTCTGAGGTACGACTGCAACCCCATTTGAACTGAGATTGAAAGTTGTTGTTGAACCATTAAATCCTGAACTAATGTCATCTAAAATACTGTACTGACCATCCGTAGGAATCGTCCCAATATATGCCACTATGCACCTCCATTATCTGTAATTGTGTTTCCGTCTGCTACCCATAAAAGTATTTCTTGGTAGTGTCTGTTTTCTTCATTAATTGGAACTGAATATATTTCACCATTGTTGTATGTAACTTTCAATGATGTGTATTTATTATCATAATATTCTTTTTCTACTGAACTTATTGCCATATTTTACCTCTATAATTCTGCATCTAATTTTATTCCATAAGATTGAACACCACTTGTAGGTGATGCGTTATATCCATAAATAACAGCGACTACACCAGTTGTACCTCCGCTACCAAAACCTCCCATGTTTAACCAAGTTCCATTTGTACCAGCACCATTTACAGAACTTAAAGTTGATACATCTAAATTAGCACCAGTATTTAAGTTATGTAATCTTATTCCTAAAAGACTTGTACTTGGAGTTGTTCTCATAGTTACTGGAAACTGACAACCACATTGAGCAGAACCTTCAGACCTAAAACCTCCTGTAAGCTCACCTATGTTACTAGTTCCAGCTAGTATATGACAATATCTTTTACACCTCTGTAAATTCACATCAAAAGGAATAATCTCAAAATCACTAGCAGTTGTACCTTGTTCTAATTGAACTGAATCATATTCCCAATTTGCACCAGAGGCTAAACTCACAGAAAAATTAATTTCTAAAAAATTAGAAGTTCCAATAGTTAGTGATGACATATCACTTGCTGTAAAAGTAATAGTAAATCTTTGTCTTGATGTAGTAATTGTTTTATTTTGACTACCTGAAGCTACTCTAGTAACTGTAGTGCTACCTCCACTACCATAGTTTTCAAAAACTCTAGTATCTAAAGTACAGCTTGTTGATGCTTTAGCATAAAAACTTAAAATAAAACTATCATTGTTAAATTGTGTTATATCTTCTATACGAGTACCCATGATAATTTCTTGTGTAGAACCATTAGAATTAAGCACTTTTAATGATTTGTAAGTTTTGTTATCTACTTGAGAAATATCGGCATTACCTATAGCACGATAATTCATTTTCCACCTGTCTATAGTGTAGTCACCACTGGCTACATTAGAAAAAGATGTGCCTCTTTGCGATACAGATATATCACCATTAATAATTCGATTTCTAAATGGAATATCATTAAAAGCAGTTTTTGCAGTTGTGATTGAGTTGTCTGCTATTTTAGCTGTACTGATAGCTGTATCAGCAATCTTAGCTGTACTAACTGCTGTGTCTGCTAACTTAGCTGTAGATATAGATCCGTCTGCTATATCTGCACCAGTAAGTATAGATCCTGTAGGTGTACGCCCAATATATCCCAACTTATGTAATCTCCATTATTGATAATGCTGCATCTATTTTTGCAGAAACAGAACAATCAACTTTTACAACATCTGTAGTTTGTAATACAACCTTACTACCAGTCAGTACTTCAAGAGTACCACCAACTGGAATAGGTGCATTTTTAACTACAAACACAGTTTGATTTGTTTCTGTATCAGAAGTATCTGATTCAATTTTAACACTAACATTTACTTCAGCTGTATGAATATTACATAGTAATAATCCTAGTACTACCGAAGTAGTAGAACTTGGTACTGTATATAGTGTTAAAGGTGTACCAGAACTAGATGGCATAGCATCATTAGTTTTTATTTTAAATGTATTAGCCATTCTATCCTTTCTAGCCTAATGCTATTGCTAGAGCTGTAGCATCATCTAACGAAGCTCCAGAACCAGCTATTGTTAATGTTTCATTACCACCATCACTACCTTCTGTAAAGGAAATGTTGCTTCCAGCAACTAGCTTTCCATTAAGAAATCCAGCAGTTGTATCATTACTTGACACTTTCACTAAAGCATCAGTATCAGCAGTAATACTTACCCAGGCAGTACCATTATAGAACTTTAGTAGGTTGCTTGTGGTATTGTAGAATAAATCACCTTCATCTAAAGATGATGATGGATCACTAGATCCGATTCGATATTGGTTAGCAAATGTATTTACATTTGTAATATTACTAGCAGTAGTATTAACATTAGAAATATTAGATGCCACAGTAGTAACATTAGATGATACACCAGCGACAGTAGTAATATTAGAGTTATTACCAGCTACAGTATTAATATTAGAAGAATTAGAATTTACAGCATTTATATTAGTTGCATTAGAGTTTACAGCACTAACTGCACTTGATATCCCAGCAACTGTAGTAATGTTACTAGATATACCAGCAAGAGTATTCATGTTAGTTACATTAGAAGATGTAGCTAAAGTGTTCATATCACTTACAATATCTGAAGTAGCAAGGGTATTCATGTCAGATACTACATCAGCAGTACCTAAAGTATTCATATCTGCAACAACATCAGCAGTTGCAAGAGTGTTCATATCAGAAACAATGTCAGCTGTGGCTAGAGTATTCATATCTGATACCACATCAGAAGTTCCTAGTAAGTTCATAGCAGTTACAGTTGCAGAACTTGCAAGTGTATTCATATCGGAAACTACATCAGTAGTTCCTAAGATAGCCATATCTGCTACAGCGTCTGATGTACCTAGTCTACCTATCTCTGTAGCTTTACCAGCAACAGTTCCGATATCAGTAGCATCAGCAGCTACACTACTTACATCACTAGATATACCAGCTACAGTAGTTACATTACTTGCTATACCACTAACTGTAGTAATATCTGATGCAATACCAGCAACAGTAGATACATCTGTAATTGATTGTGAAAACTCTAAAGCATTACCAGAACTGTTTACAGAGAGTATTTTATTAGCTACTAACTCAGGGAATGTCAGGTTAAATGCAGTTGATGTAGATATCTTAGCTTTTGGAGAAAATAATATATCTCTCTCATTTTGCTGAATCATAGCAATAATTTTGTCTAGTTCAGTATTAAGTGTTTCTATAGGAAATGTACCAGATACAGGAAAGTCAGATGTTCTAGATACAGCTAAGTTTCTAGATATAGTGTATTTATCATTAACAGTAGCACCACCACCTAATGTAATAGATCCACCACCTGATACACCAGCACCAGTAACAGAATACTGAGTAGCAGATGATGGACTAGCTGTAAGTG